TGATCAGCATTACGTACTTCTAAGATATTCTCCATTACTTTTCCTTTGCGATTTGGATATTTCCAGCAACCGCTTTCTTCAATTCTTCATTCATTACCTAAAATCGTCTGGCATCATTGTATTGCCATTTGGTAAACTTCTTGTGAAAGGATTAGCATACTCTAGAACACTAGGTATATAGTCTTCTTCTGCTTTAGGGTTACCTGATATTCTCATCCATTCTTTAGTTCTAAATAAAACATCATCTGTATCACTTGCTCTATTTTTTAATATTTGTGCTTTTTCACTTAAACTAGCATTAAGAAAATTTTTATAATCATTACCTTCAGGTTTTCCTACAAACGTAGACCATAGTATTTCATGATCTTTTTCTTCAGACTCTGCTGCTTTTCCATATTTGTGTCCATAAATATTTTTACCAGATCCACCATATGTTTCTGGACGACTAATATCTGCTCCTAGGTTAATATCAAAAATACTCATTATTCCTCCAACCTTAACATTTCTTCATTCATTTCTCTAGAGGTGTTTCTACGTTGATCAAATTCTGCTATATCTTCTTTAGCTACTTTAAGATCATCGGCTAAACGTGTTTGATATAGTTTAGCTGCCATCTCTACTTTTGCTTCTGCTTTTGCAAGCTTCTTTTCAAATTCTTTTACTTCCACACGCTTACGATCATGTAACGATTCACGTTGTGCTGTCTGTAAGTCTCCTTTAAGGTTTTTAATTTCTTCAGCTTGTGCTTGAACCTGCTGTTGCATTTGTTTCATCTGCCCTACTCTTTCTAATACTCCTTCCATATCTGCAACATCGGTTTGCTTTAGCACTTCTGTCTGATCAATTAATCCTGAAGAATACAACTGCATATAGTATTCAAATCGTGCCCACCTGTTAGAAGGTAACGTAGAACCTGATAGTACAATTACATCATATTTGCCAACAGTAATATCATTTACTTTACCCATCAGATTACCTACATCATCATAAAGGGGATGATTAATCTGTATTTCGGTAGGGCGATTGTTTGGTTGCATCAACCTAAATACTTTTTGATCTGTATAAACATACTGGACTAAGCCTACAACTACTTTTGCTAATTGGTTAATACATTGCTCTATATCGTCTTTTTTAGATTTAATTCTTCTTTGTCCATATTCATCTAAGGCTACTGTGCCTTTGAATGTTTGTGGAGCAGCTCCCTGATCTCCTTGCATTAAAGCATAGATACCTAAGATTCGTTCTATATCAGCACGTGCATCTGCTTCGTTTTTATATAATTCGTTTGGTAAAGGTACAGGAGCAGCTACAATAGGTTGTCCTAATTCAGGATCAAACTCAATAACAGCAGTACCTGCTTTTCCCCACTCTGCTTCTAGGTTTGCTTTATTCATACTTCCTCTAGGTATTAATAGCTTTACATTTGTAGAGCTAGAAGCATGAGCTACAATAAGAGAACGTATTTTATTTACGTACTCCTGCAACCCTTTTACCAATCGTACATCACTCATTGGATAAGGATTGCGGTTAAATCCATTCATAAAAGGCACAATTGGATATTCTTCAATAGGTAGGTCTACTGTATATAACTTATGGTCTCCTACACTAACACATTGTTGAATATTCGTAATTTCTATTTCATTGACTAAAATTTCTTCTGCTTCAATTAAATGCCCTTTATTCATTACATCAATAGTTGTAGTAGAGTTAGGGATAGCTCCTGAGTGCTCTTCTCCTGGCATAGGTACATTTTGACCTGTTTGAGGATCCATCATTAAATGAAACTTTGTACTCCCCAATTCTTCTATGATTTGCATATATGTATTTACATTTTGCTTATCTGTATAAATCGTTTCACCTTCTGTATTTGTTACCACTACCGCAGGTTCTTGTTTGTACTCTTCATACTCTACTTCATTTAATACTTTTTCTTCATTGCTTCGAGGATCGTATAATTTGTAATAAGGATTCTTTACCTTCGTATAACGTTCAAAAAGCTCAATCTCTCTTTCTCCTGTAATCGAAGATCCTGTTTGTCTACGTTTTAACGTAACATCTTCTCCATATAGAGAATGCCTAGAATCCGATACAGTGTTTAAATAACTTGTTTCAGCACTTTCTCGTATCGTTTGTTCAAATTCAGGATACATAGAAATCAACTGAGTTTCTGAAATGATTTTACCTACAATAATGTGAGCTGCATCTCTGCAAAAAGGATCTCTACTACTAGGATCAATAAATAATTCGAGAGGACTGATGGCTTGTATTTTAACTTCTCCAGAACCGAAATCTGCATCAGGATCAATATATGCCATCATCGCTCCCATGCCCATTACATAATAATCATCTATTGCTTGTTTTAGCTCTACATTGCCATTAGAGCCATCCCAAATATATGCCATGAGGTCTGAAAACATTCTTCCTACTTTTGCATCACTGTTTTCTCTAGCGGTAGACTGGAATTTAGGATTGTTTGCAGTCAGCATTGCTTTTGCTTGCTCTACTGCACTATAAATTACATTAACAACCAAAGGTTCCTGTGCACGTTTACGTAACGCAGATACTTGGTCGTCTGTCCACTGTTTTCCATTACGAAATTCGTTATCTTCTACAGCTTGCTTAATCCAGTTTTGTCTAGCAGACGAATAATCTGATAGCAAATCTTGAGTAAGCTGGACTTCTTCTGGTTTTGATGTGTTATTATGCAATATAAAAAGTGACTTTGCCTTATTAAACTAATACTTTAACAAAAAGTTCCATATTATGCAATCTTCCAACTTATATCGTCTATGTCAACAGAAGACTGTTTAGGTTTTTCTTTTTCTATACTTTTGTGGTTTGGTGGAAAACATTTTTTCATAGCGTAAAATAATCCATCTAATAAATCATCATGTTTTCCTCTAGGATACAGAAGGAGTTCATCTCGTAATTCTTCCATTGACTTTAACATATACATTTTCTTTTGTGCAAAATAAGGTTGCATTGTTTCTAATCGTGAAGACTTGCTGGTTCGAGGACTCTCTTTTATCTCTAATCCTGAAATAAATATTTTTTCTTCTTCACAACGTTGTCGTAGGTATTCTCGTAACATCTCCTGATAGCCTACACTCTCTACTCGTACTTTTACAGGTTTAAATAGCTTGAAGTACTCAATAATGCTTTCTGCTAATTGCATAGGGGTTGCTCTCTGGCGGTAATACTGGAGAATATACCTATTGTTGTTTTCGTCTACTGCTACAGGCATGATTACAGAATAATCTGCTGTCTTGCGTACCGAAGAAGCTGGATCAACCCCCATGAAGACATTTACAGGAAATTCCTTATCTGCATTATGCAAATAATGATTCCCTGTTAAATCTATTTTTAATTTATAGTCATGGTACTGGATATAGGATTGTTGAAATAACTGGTCTTCATCTCCAACAATTTGACACATATACTCACGAAAGAAAACAGAAGAACGACCAATGGACTCTAGTTCTTTCTTTTTTTGTAATAATTTTGATATAGGTTGCCACTCTTCCCATAATGCTTTTTTATTGTCAATGTCAGGACTGAAATGCATATTCTCCCATCCTTCCATTTGCTTTAGTATCTCTACCAAGCATCGTTGGTGTTGAGGAGTACCAATTACAATAATCTTTCCTTTTTGCGGATCCAATGAAGGAACAGCACTCTGTAGCAACCAACGAAGATTCTGCTCCATTGCTTCTGCTGTTTTGGTATTATTCTCATCTTCAGGATCATCTACAATAATAAGCGTAGGGCGTTGACTACCTACTTTAATTCCACGAAGCTGTTGTCCAGTACCTTTACAAATAATCATAGAACCGTCTTTTAATTCTATTTCTGTTTTTGACCATTGCTTTGCACTATGTTGCCCCCAGTATCCATAAATCTGTCGAAAGGTTTCTGAGAACTCTAAAGTGTCTTTAATTGTACCTAAAAGCTTAATGGCATGATCCTGTGTTCTAGAGACTAGTACAATAAGCTTTGCCCCACTGTCATTCATAATATGGAACAATGGATATACACCTCCAACGATAGAGGATTTAGCGTGACCACGTGGGGCAATAATATTAATCTGTTTTTTTGTATCGTCGATTAACGATTCTGCAATCTTATAATGAAATTCTGGAGAGGCAGCAGAAAACATATTGGACATAATTACTTTTCCAAACATAATCATATTTTTACTTAACTTGTCTTTGATGTAACTACGATGTTTTTCTGCCACTATCGTTTTCTTTTTTTTGGTTTATAAGGACACTTCGTCATGTTTACAATTTTTGTTTCTTCTAAAATACCCGTTTTAAGACCGCAATGTATGGAAGTCTTATATGTACCAGCAAACGGACACATCTTGCTCTTTAAGGTGCAAAATTCAGCCATTTAAAGATATTCTGATAAATAACTATCGTAGTAATATCCAGATGTTTCCATTTCTTTCAAGGCATCCATTGCTATCGTAGATAAAAAAGCAGGATCTCCTTCATGCATTACAGCAATCACGTGTAAGGCACGAACAGCAATCTCTAACTGCTGATGAAGTAGGTTATCGCTATCTAGATTTTCATATTCTTCTACAAATTCACTCAATGGGTTCATTTTTCTCTAATTTCCTTTGTAATGTTAGTTTTTTTTCTTCTTTGGCTATAGTGTCTGCAATTTGTTTAGAAACATCTACTTGTACAGTGTCTGTAATCATTTGTTTATTTGGCTTCATTTCTAATAAGTCTAATAAATAGTCATTTGCCTTTAAAAAATTGTTTACATCCCCTTTTTCTTCTGCCATAGCTAAGGCACGAATAATATTATCTAGTGCAAATTCTTTATTTATCGACTTATCGTGCAGTAATTCTTTAATTTTCTTTTCTATCATACGTTTTGTTACTTTTTGTTTGAGGAATCTTCTAACGGTTGCTGCTGGAGTCTGTTGGTCAGGTCGATAGATTTGTCCAAGAGTGTTAAAGTCAATCGCATTGCTACCCAATAGCATATTTGCGTAAGCATTAATAGTATTTTTGCTCCTTGTCTTATTGATTTCTTCATCATCCCATGTCCTCTTAGGGTTTGTTTTGCTATATACTCTATATTCGTGATTTATTAAAAAATTTATTTTAGAAAAACTAGAATCCCAGCCTACCCCACAAGTAAGTTTAATGAACGTTTTAACGTGACCACCTTTATCTGTATAGCTTTTGCGATCAAAACATTCAGATATAAAACCATCATCGGTTAATGCCCAGTCTCCTACCTCTGCTTGTTTCCAAGGTACATAGGAAATCTTTTTATTATC